CAGGAAGAAGGTTTGGGAAATCATATTTATCCTGTATTGAATTGCTGAGAGGAGCTATCAATCGACCTAATGAAGTTTATTTCTATTGTGCTCCTACTTATCGGATGGCAAAGGATATTGCGTGGAAGGAGTTAAAGAGATTAACACCTAAAGTTTGGATTAAGAGTAAGAATGAAACTGATTTAAGGTTGGAATTGATAAATGGATCGACTATTGAATTGAAGGGAACAGAAAATGCTATGGCATTGAGAGGGAGAAGTTTAGCAGGTGTTGTATTAGATGAGGCTGCATTTATGGATCGAGATGTATGGGCTGAAGTTATAAGACCTGCATTAGCAGATAAACAGGGTTGGGCTTTGTTTATTTCTACTCCTGATGGAACTGCTAGTTGGTTTTATGATATGTGGTGTTATTGTGGCGAAGAAGAGTGGGATGATTGGCAGAGGTGGAGCTTTACTACTGTAGAGGGGGGTAATGTTAAGGAAGAGGAGGTAGAGGCTGCTAGGGGTCAGTTAGATGCGAGGACATTTAGACAGGAGTTTGAGGCTAGTTTTGAGAACTTAACTGGTCTTGTCGCTGTTAGTTTTGGAGATGACAATATTGATAAGGAAGTACAGGATTTACATATGCTTCCTTTGTTCTTGGGTTTAGATTTTAATGTTGACCCTATGGCAGGAATTTGTGCGGTAAAGCATGACAATAACCTATATGTGTTTGATGAAATCATGCTGACAGGTGGTGCTACCACATGGGATTTTGCAGAAGAGGTTACAAGAAGGTATGGAGTTGATCGTAGAATTATTGCTTGTCCTGACCCAACAGGTAGTGCAAGAAAAACAAGTGGGGTTGGAGTTACAGATCATACGATCCTTAGAAGATCTGGTTTTACAGTTATGAGTCCAAAATCTCCCTGGAAGATCAGAGATAAGATTACTTCTGTTAATACTGCATTACTTGATGCAAATGGAGACAGAAGAACTTTTATTCATCCAAGATGTAAAGAATTGATAAAAGCACTTAGAACTTTAACTTATGCACCTAATACTGGCTTGCCAAATAAAAACTTAGGAGTTGACCATGCTTTTGACGCTTTTGGTTATCTTTGTCTACAACAATTTAATCTTGCAAAACCAGAGACACTGGGGCAAACTTCGTTTAGAATATATTAAAATACCTAATTCTTACTATGTACCATTCTACAACTAAGAAAAAGAAGAAGAAAAAGAAAGGAGGTAAGAAACGTAGTGAATGTTCCTGTAAATAAAGCGTTATACTCTAGAGTAAAAGCCGAAGCCAAGCGTAAGTTCAAGGTATATCCCAGTGCTTATGCTAATGCGTGGCTTGTACGAGAGTACAAAAAACGTGGTGGTACTTACCGAGTGGAGAAAAAGCGTGGCAAAAAGTAAACCTAATCCTAGAGCCAAAGGTGGTTTGACCCGTTGGTTCAAGGAAAATTGGGTTGATGTCAAAACTGGTAAGCCTTGTGGCCGTCAAAAGGGCGAAAAACGAGGCTATCCTGCCTGTAGACCTAGCAAACGTGTCTCAAGTAAGACACCTAAGACAGTCGGAGAGATGACTTCAGCCGAAAAAACCAGGTTTAAAAGAGAAAAAACTAGCAGTAAAAAGATAACATATCAACATAGACGTAAAAAGAAGAAAAAATAACTGTGAAAAACGCAGTTTCAAGGTAATATATTGTTATAAGTAAATTTTTCTTAGAATCATGGCATTTTTTCGTGGCGAAGAAGGCTCTGTATCATTTGATAACGGAACTGGAACAGTTGGAGCTATAGCTTCTACAACAGCTTGGACTTTAGACGTAACTAAAGATACTCTTGAGGTAACTGCTCATGGCGATACTTCAAGAAAAAACATTGGTAGTTTAATTTCTGGTTCTGGTACTGTTGATCTTCTTTACACAGCAACATCTGGAGATGATACTGCTGAAATTATTTCAGATGTATTAACTGCTGAAGATTCTGGCGATGCTGCATTTAATCTTTTTTTAGATACATCAGGAACTAAAAAACTTAGTTTTAATGGAATTATTACAGGAACTTCATTCAGTTCAACAGTTGGAGATTTAAGCACAATATCAGTTAGTTTTGTAACTAATGGTGCTATCACTTCTGCTGTCTAATGCCTAAAGGATCTTATTCGAGCAAGCAACGTAAACTTGCTGCGGTTGCTCCACCACGGGATAAGATCACGGCTGCGGATCTTAAGAAACTTAATGCCAAAAAGAAAAAACGTAAAAAGAAGTGA